TTATTTTATCGAAAGTTCATTCCCTTTTTTTATAATCTCTTTCACTTGCTTAATGGTTGGGTTCGTGTGATTTCTAACAGTACGTTCGTTTAACAGATAACTGCTTGCAACTTCTGATAGTGTCAAGCGTTCCATATATCTAAGTCTGATTAACTCTAGGTCATCATCATTCAATGAATCAAACAGTTCTGTCATAGCGTTGAATATAAAGCGCTGTGGTGTGAGTTGGTCTGTGCTGTCTATCCTATCTGTCCATGACTTCATCACGCCTGTAAGATATAACCTGATATTAAGCTCCACTTCATTCATAATATAATCCTCCAAACAAAAAAGCACCCCCAAAATTAGAGATACTTTCCTGCACTATTATACCATGCGCATCTCTGCGACTTTTGATAAGACTATTATATCATGCTTTAGATATAATTTCCTTAGCTTTCTTCATGACTTTACCTGTCTTAGCTGTTATCTGATAAGCTGACAGTCCTGTGCGCTTTGTAGTCTCTGCGATACTTAATAACTCAACGTGTCTCAAACATAATAGAGCTATGCTGTCAGTATCGACTGTATCAAACAACTCATCAAGATCCTCCAATAATTTAAGAAGTCTTGGCAAGTTACCTGCTTCAGCCCCAGTCTTTTCAATATAAGACTGTCTGCTTTGAGCGCTTAGGTATAACATTCCTCTAAGATACCACCTTACAACATCTTGAGGTCTCCCCCAATAATATCTAACCATCTATTTTATATCCTTTCGTGTTATATTATAAATTCCTAGCGAAGTAGGAAAAGTAAGGTGACACGGTAACAACACTCTACAAATAGCTTAACCATGCGGTTTAAGTTGTTACCGCTATCGGTAACATGTTACCGAACTACAGTTACATTTTCACTTTTTCTGACATTAACAATAAATACCTAGTCAATAAAGACTAGGTTTTTTATTATCCTCTAATCACTCAATCCGTCAAGATAAGCTCTTACTTTTTCTTTATACTTTCGTGTACGCTCGTCTTCAAATTGTTTGATAGAACGAGTGACATTGATAGAAGTATCATCATAAGCAGGTTTACTTACGACACTTATTTCTCCTAATGTTTGAAGTTGGTTGATTGTTCGGATAGGTTTACTTGCTCCTTGTTGCCATGAATCGCCACCGTCTGCCACGACAAAGCCGAAACTCATACCTTTAAGGTTTCCAGCCTTTATGTTGTTGTAAACATCATGACCAACCGTGGTATCTGGCATATCTAAAACAAAATGTAAGCCGACTTTATCAATGCTTAACTTTAAAGTGCCTGCGTCAACTCTGCCTAATACATTCGCGTAATCGTGATTATATAAAGCTAATACATCGCTTAAATCGACATTATCAAGTGCCGATGAAGAAATATACTCAATAAACGGAGCATTAGGAACACTTGGCTTATTGAATACAATGGCATATCCTGCGATTTGACCAATAAACCCAGCTTTTTTATTTGCGTCTCTGATTTCTAGTTTGCTATCGATTCCAAAGTTAATTTCTGTTTTTTTAGTCATTTAATCTCCTAATCTAAATCAGTCAGGATTTTTTCAGATTTTAGAAATGCCATTAGTTCTTTTTCATATTGACCTGCCATTGCTCTAACAATTCCAAAGAAAAAGTTATTTTTATGACTTCTGTTTTTTTGCCCAATTAAAGTATCTAATGAACTTCGAGAATTAACGTTTGATTTTTCTAGCAAGTAATTTCCTGATTCCTGGAGTCGATAACGTTGGTCATCAACTTCTTGATTATATTCTTTAAGTTTTTTCTTCGTCTCTTTAGACACGGTACTTTTTAATAAGTCTAGCTCAATGTCGCTTAATTTATCTGCTTGGCTTAACGCTTCTCTAATCGTATCATCGACTTCTGGGGAACTCCAAAAAAGGTCAAGTTCTTTTTGTTCTTCTTCTCGTCGTTTTTCCAAGTTTTCCATTAATTGCTTGGCATTATTCAATTCAGACAAGGCTTTGAGCGATTCATCAATATCCTCATGTTGGGCTTGACTTTCCATTGTGACAATCTTATTTTTCAATTCGGCAATCAGTTTGTCGGTTTTATTGACTTTTTTATCAATTTTGCTGGCTTGTTTTTCGAGTTTGTTTTTTGCTTCTTCAATATATTTTACTTGCATGTTATTTCTCCGTTTTTCGTTATTTATTATTTATTATTTATCGCCATTCCAAAGAACGCCCAACTTATCGCCTAATGTCACGATGGCTTGATAAGTTTCTTGATCTGATTGAAGCTGGTTATCTAAGTATTCTTTTAATGAGAGAAGATTTTCAACTGCTTTATTTCTCTCATTTTCGGCGACTGGGATTTCTAGGTTTTTCTTTCCGTTGCTCATTTTATTTTCTCCAATTTTTATATGTAGTATTTTTTATGCCAACATTTCCCAACAATTCATTTTGTCGGACAGCGTGCTTTTTTCATGTTTTTATTTCCTCTGATAAATTCCTAGCGAAGTAGGAAAAGTACGGTAACACGGTAACAACACCCCGCAAATGGCTTAATGGTAGGGTTAAAGTTGTTACCGCTAACGGTAACATGTTACCGAAGTACGGTATCATTTTCGCTTTTTCTTACGTGAATAGCCTTTAGTGACCTTTTTTTGCTTGTCTTCGTCCCAATGAAATAACCGTCTAAAGAGTTCATATTCCTCTGCTCGGTGTAAGTCGATCGCTCGATTAAAACCTGCGGTATGAGGTCTTTTATTTGTCTTTTCCCATTCTTCTTTAATATGGTCAGGTAATTTAAGCTCAAACTCACGTTTAGTAAAGGGCTTCACTCCCTCATCTTCACACCATGCACGATACAAGGCACTTAGAAAAGTAGTCGGTAGAAAATCACTTACAAATTCCTCAAACATATCATTCACAAAGGCTAGTACGTTGTCATTACTGATTTTGAAGTCATCTAACAGCCCTTGTGTGGCTTTTGGTTCGTCAAACTTCTCAAAGTTAAGTGATAAGGCGATTTTAAGGACATACTCTAAAACGTCTTTGCGTTTAATATAATCATCTTTGATTTTCCAGTTGTCATTATCTGCTGTGAAAGACTTATTAAAAGGAACGATAAGCAACCGTCTGTAAGTTCCGTTTGACTTATTTCTAAACTTGGGCAAGAAGTTAGTCGATTGAATAACTAGCTTGTTAAATACTGCCAAAGTTGGTTGTTTCCCTTTGGCTTCAATCGGTACTGGGTCGCCAGTAACCACAGAAAAGTAGTTTCCTGCATTGTCTAAGTAACTGACTTGGCTGTCATCTCCAATAATGCACGTCTTCCCAACGACTTGGGAAAGGGCAAACCGTTCAGAGAATTGTTCTGCTTTAACACTTGCCACATTCTCACGTCCGATTAAATTCATGATGAGGCTCTGAAATGTTCCTTTGCCGTCATTTCCTTTACCAACAAGCCACACGCCTTTACGATAGGAATAGTTGCCGTTGGTACTTGCGGAAATAATCTGCCATAAAAGGCTAACAAGTTCTTTATCTCCACTCATTAAATCAAGTAACCAGTCGTCTACATTCCAACCGTTAATATTAGGCGCTTTTGCCTTGGCGTTGTACTTGGTCGCAATCATTGAGGTAAAGACATAATGAGGACTAAAAGGCTCTAAACTTTGTGTTTTCTTGTTAAAAATACCGTTCGCAACTGGGATAAGATGAGCCTCTGCGGTTTGTTGCTTAACCTCTGCTAAGGTTTCAAGTTTAAATAAGACTTCTTTTGATCGTGCCTGACTATATGACGGCTCTAGCCAGTAAATGAGCCGATGAAAGAAATTCTCATTCGTTTCATATATGCCTAGTTCAGGGTTATAAACGCCTAACAGTCCACTTTGGTGGTCTAATTTGATGACTTTGAGCGTTTTATAGATGATTCTTGCTGTTTCTAAGGGGCTTAATGATTTCGGTGTGTTGCCGTCCTCTTTTGGTGTGCTTAGAAATAAGTTGCGGTGTTCAAAGAATAATTGCCGAACTTTTCTCAAAGTTTGAGTATGTGCTTTGACATAATCAAGGCTATTAATCAGCTCTTTTTCTTGTTCTAGCCAGTCTGTCAAACTGTCTTGATAACCTGCGACATTAACGACTTTCTTACCGTCTTCGCCATAATCTGTGAAGTCCTCTATTGTAGGTTTTGGACTTCTTACGTTTTCCTGTGGTGTTTCTGCCACAAGTTTTTCTAATTGGTCTGTCATGCTTTCCTTTCTATCTCATCTTGAATACACTTTTCCAAATGGTCGCCAGCTCGTCATCAGGTAAGGGCGGACTGGTTCGGTTGTTAAAGGTTCGCAATAAGTCCATACAACTATTATTATCAATACCAATCTTTCTCCAGTAGTGGAGAATACGGTTCGTGTCATTGTTTCGATTCCCTTTTCTTGCGCCTTGGTTGAATAACTCCCACATTTCAGCGCCATAAGTACGACTGCCTAGCGTTGGGTTCTGTCTTTTTTGTGGTCGCTGTATCATCTCAAGTAACCAATCAGGACAATCAGAAAGGCTATCAAAAGTGAGTGGTTCGTTGGTTTCTGTATCATTCAAAGGGAGGTAATCGCCGTCTGTGCGTTTGCTTGGGTATATGGGTGTGAAGTGTGTTTTTATCTCCACACCGTCCGCTAGTTCGCTCACAATCGGCTTGTTAAAAATCTCTTTCGGAACTTTAAAGAAAACGTGCAAGCCGTTACCTGTGGGAGTTTTCTCAACATAAGTACTTAATATTTCGCCCTCGCTGTGTTCATTCCACAATCGACTGAAAACACTCCGCCCATTCTGTCCGTTTTCGTGCTGGTCTAAGTCAATGCAAATCAAACCGCTGTTTCTAAGATTAATCATGATGTTACGGTTCGGTATTTCATCAAACCATTCGCTTACTGTGATTTCATCAAGGCTTCCTGAAGAACTCCCCTTTATAATTGCCCTTTCGCTTCTACCTGGAGGGAAACCTGCGATAACAGAAAAGCCACGGTTGATACAGTTTAGCGCTTGTTCTTTTGGTGTCAATAATCAGCCCTCCTCAAAGAGTTGGTCAATCCAATCAAGCTCTGCTAAAATATAGCCGTTGACTGCATTATTAATGGCTATGCCTGTCCGTTGTTTCTTGATGATTCCAGCTCTGCGCTCGTCTTCATTAGTTGGGATAAAATAGCCGTTATCAATCGAACCAATGGCGCAACCTTGCTTGTGGAGGTATTCAATTCTGCTTTGAAGCGTTCTAAAATCAATATCAAGGGTTTGGGCTAAAATCTTGCCTTTAACAGCTCGGTCAGTCCCTCTGTGTTCAGAAAGAAATTTAATAATGTTTTGGTCGATTTTTTGTAGATTAGTTATCTTCATTGAGATACCCCCATATTCTAGTCACGGTTTCTAAAAATTGCTCATAGCTTGCTCTTTGTCTCGCTTCGCCAATCAAGGCAAACATTAAAACAGTAAGGGCTTCGTTGCTTGTATCACTGATAAGATACTCTAAATTGTCCTTATTACTTTCGTTTTCAAGGACATCAATAGTAATTTTCATGGTTTAACTCCCTTTATCTCTAATTTCATAATAGCCAACTCTTTACCCAAAATCGGTACTGTTTGCGTGCATAAGTTGCTTTTCACTCCGCTGGGTAAGATAATGCCTGTACTTGCTTCAAACTGCTGTATCAAGTCATATTTGACCGCTCGTGCATTGTAAATCATCTTAAACGGGTGTTTGCCTATCGGTCTAAAACGATTCCGTCCTTGTCGTTTTTTAGCCGTGTAACCTTGGTGGTGTTCTATCATTTTGCTACCTCATCAAAGAGACTGATTTCTCCACCCTCTTTTTCGCCCTCAAAGCGGACACCGTGCTTATATTTACGAACTTTAAAAGAATAATCAACGGTGCCTGTATTGGCGTTTAATGGGTCTAACTTTTCAATCTGCTTGTCTGACAGCTCTGTGTGATAGGCCTTTAAACTTCTCATACCTACGCTATCAATGCCAGCCGTATAAGGGCAAGCTCTAATAATATTTTGCATTTTCTCAATCCTTTTAATAAAATTTGCCTTGCCTGACAAGTTGTTAAGTATCTATGATGATGAACTTACATATATCATCGATTAAATAGTAAATAAGTGTGGTTTTGTATCGTGGTTTATATCGGTTCAAGCCGTGCTTTTCCCAATTATCAAGTGTGCCGTCTGATATATCCATTTCTTTCATGACATCTTGCTTAGAAATATAAGGTAACTTGCGGTCTTTTTTAAGTTCCAACAGCTTATTTGCATACTGGTTAAAATCGGTAATCACAGAATCAACTAAACCATGAGCCACAAGGCTTGTTAGTGTGTCGACATTCATGCCTTACCTCCTCGTTTAAGCTGAAAATGTCGCTTGGGCGCTTTGGATTCATTGACAATCAACAAGCGTTTAAATTCAACGCAATGGAATTTAGCCCACCAATCAGTGAGAAAATCAACCCTCACAACCTCCATTTTTATAAATCTCATGCCACACCTCCATTTTTACGTTTGGCGATAACTTCCAGTACTGCATAAACGAGTTTATCTTCACTAATTCCTAGCTCACGAGAAAGCTCTATAACATCATCGGCGCCGATAATATCAAACGCCGTCAATTCTTTGCGTTTTCCTTTTCTCCGCTGTCTCTCATGACGGACACCACGATTAAACGCAACATTATACAGGCATTCATAAGCAAAAACACGTTTCCAGTCCTCCCGATTGTCGTCATCTTGTTCGCTTAAAAAATCGGAAATGTCTTTTTCAATTAATCCAATTAATGGATATAACCCTTCTAGGCTGAATCCTTTTTTTTGTGTTTGTTTGATTTCCTGTTTAATTCGATACTTTTCAGCAATTTCATGAGATATTTTGATACAAAGAGGAGCTTTATTTTGATTGAAAATAATTACAGTTTTATTGTTTTTTACGCTTTTTAAAAAAACTTGATGACCTATTTCAGGGTTCATTTTTACTGACAGAATCATAAAATGCTTATTTTCAAAAGTTCGAGCTTTCTCTAAATCTTCTATTTTAAAAGTAGATGATTGGGTACCTAGGGCTTGTTCTGGAGTATTTATTGTTGTCATATCTTAACCCTTAACCATTTCTACTTGAATATTGTTTTCTAAAGTTGTGAAAGTCACTACGCTTTGACCGTCAAACAAGCGATAGACATACTCGTTTAGTTGGATAAAATGGCGTGCTTTGGCTTTTAACAATTCCATGAGTTCAAATGCGATTGAATCGTCTAGGATATAAGTTTCTTTGTTTGTTGTGTTATTCATTTGTTTTTATTCTCCAATTTGATATAATTAGAGTAAGAAAAGCTTTGTTAGAGCTTGCCTTACTTATAGTTTAAAGTCGTTTATCTGGGGAGATGGTCGGCTTTTTTTGTGCGATTATTTAAATTCATCTAAGCTAACTCCTAATGCCTCCGCAATCTTAACGACTGTCAGCCATTTAGGGTTTTTTGTATTACGTTTTTTTATTTGGTGTAACTGCTGAGGGCTTATGCCTGTCATTTTGGCAAGCCGATACTCGGTTATGCCTTGTTTATCTAATTGTTGTTTGATTTTGTCCCACATTTTCATGACCTTTCTTGTTTTAGTAATAAACTGGGTGTATAATAGTGATAAATTAAATTAAGGTTGGTGTTTTGTGGAAAATAATTATTTAGTATCACCTTTTAGCGATGCTCATTTAAAGCAGCTTAAGTTAATGCAAGCAAGTTTTATCAACTCTCCAGCTTTAAAAGAGGCGATTGAATATAGAAAAAAGATTATGTCCCTTTATTCTAAGTCGATTCCAAAACCCATGTTCAATCAAGTACATTTGCCCTTAAGTAGTAAAAATATGCTAGGGATAGATGACAAAATTTTTAATAAATATTCTAACGATATACTTTCACATTATTCAAAAGTTATAGAAGATCAAGTAAAATCAGGTTTTGGAATCTATAATGTTGAAATATCTAACATCATAAATAGAAGAATGAGAAACTTCCCGATAAATATTCATTTAATGAATTATCAGAATGATAATTTTAAAAATATGATTTCACAGTTATTGGATGTTGCTAACTCTCAATCATTTATCGAAAAGCACACCATATATTCCAATCAAAAGGTAAAGAAAGGCAACTCTCCAGTTGAAACCAAAAGCGAAGTAGACATAACAACTGAAGCTGAAAAGATAGAGGTCCTGAGAACGTCTCTTTTTTATCTTGGTTATAATGTAGAGAAATTTAAAGAAGTTATTCATAGTAGTTACTCCTATGTTTCTGAAAGGAAAATTGCAGTTTTTGGCTTATCTAACTCAATCATCTATGCTTTTACGATGGCAGCTCAAATTCATCCTTTACTCCCCTTTGTTCTCTTTAATGCTTTGAGTGTTTTGGGGTTGTTTACGCCTAAAGATGATTAACTTAATTACTCCTAGCCCACTTGGGCTTTTTTATTTTGTCAGTTCAACCGCTGCTTTATAAGCATTTGACCATTCATAAAGCTGAGGGATGAGCGAATTTTGAAGAAAATCTTTTGAGTAAACTGAGAGTTTTTCTTTATAAAATTCAACTGACTCTTGATAAACTACTTGTCCAAGATGATTAATTGTTTTTACTTGTTCCATTAGAACCTCCATTTGCCTGCGAGGGCTTTTTAATTTAAAAATTGTTTAATCTCATGAAACGCCATGCCTAGCTCTAACAGTAAGATAATGCTGTCAGTATAGCTTTTGAGCGTTTCTTTTTGTTCTGCGGTTAATTTGTCGCCTGACTGTTTAAAAGCTCTAAGACTGCGATATTTTCCGCTTGTCGTAAGCTGTACGAGTAAATCAATAATGATTTTATGATAGTACGGTTTAGACTGCTTGCTGTTTGATATTGCGGTGTCTAGTTTTGTCATAGGCTAGTTAATTTTGTAAGCTTCACAGACAGCAGTTATAAACTTGTTGACGTATGGCGTGCCTTTTTGCTTTCCTAAAAGGATAGCAGACACATCTTGTCTAGGGTACCCTGTCAATCGGACTAAGGCTTGTTGTGTCCAACCATTATCTGACAAAAACTGTTTAATTTTTAAACGCTGTTCGTCCATGTTTTGCGTTGTATCAATCATTTACAAGTGTTCCTTTCGTTTTGTGTGTAAGGTAATAAGTAAGATGAATATGTATATTACCACTTGACAAAAATATACATATCTACTACAATAAGTGTATGAAAAAAATCGCTTAATAAACTAATTTCAATGGCTGGGGAGCTTATCGAATTTGTTTATAAGGGCTTTTTGCTTACAAAACTTCTTACAAAAAACATTATATACATATTTGAATACAATGTTAAGTAATGTGATATACAAATATGAATAATTTATTTTGTGGTTTCTGAAAGGATAATACAAATGAATTTATACGAAAAAATAAAAGAACTAGCTAAAGAGAAGGGAGTTTCGATTAGGCAAATAGAAGAGAAACTTGGCTTTGGGAATGGTACTTTAAACCGCTGGCGTACTATTATGCCGAGTATTGATAAAGTGCAAAAAGTTTCTGATTATTTTAATGTCTCTATCGATTACTTATTAGATTTATCTGCTTTCAGGAACGAGGAAGAAATCAAAAGGGCTACACGAGCTTTTTTGACTGGGGACGCAGACAAGGAATATGAGAATACTTTTTTTAATAGTTTTAGCAGACTTCCAGATAATGACAAAATAAAAATTCAATCCAATGCCATTAATACAGAATTAATGAATTTTGGTTACTCAGTAGATTTTGAAGATTTTGACAGAATATGTGATATTTTCAATTATATTCTGGAACTTTCGAGTATGTTGGCTCATGCTAATGCTCAAAAGAATAATTTGAATTTTAATATGATAGAAGACTTTTCTAATCTTTTTTCAAAGTTCAACAAGCTAGGATTTTCAGTTATCGACTATCATACAGGGGTGAACTTTAATTTTTACGAAAGACTAGTCAATTTCGATGAGGAAGCCTTAAATTATTATAGAAAAAACAAAGATTTTTGATTTTAAAAAAATAGTAAAGCAATTCTCATGCTTTGGGATTGGTTCATACAAAATGGCGGTAACTTTGATGATATAACACAGTTTTGTGAGATAACTGGTTGCCACTATGACACCACTAAACGACTAATAACATCAATGTGCTGTGATACAACTAATAAGAGTTTTCGTGAGTGTGCCATTGATTATATCAGCCGTTTTGACATCATCATAACGCTTATGACAAGGCGCATGCGTTGCTGTATGAGCTGTGCTGGTTTGAGTTGGTGGGGTAGAATATGATTAAAGGCGATATAATAACTTTGCTAGACGGACAAAAAGCCCAAGTCATACGTGACATGGAAAGTGGGCTTTTTGATATATTTGTAGTGGTACTCACAAATGGCTTTCTACGTTTGATAGATGATAAAAGAGACACACTTTTATATTCCTTGGGCGAAGTCAGCGCGAATAAATGTTAATGTCTATAGGAATTTTAGTAACTTGAGTTGGTAGTGGAGTGAATAATTTATGAAAAGAGAGAAAAGATGAAAGAAATCATGAGTGAATTAAAAAATGAACAAAAAATAAATCTACTTCTATTTGTTGTTCTTAATCTATTGTTTATTTTTATAGTGAAAACAAATTTTGTATATATGATAGCTTTAAATATTGCTTTAATCACTAATATTTTTATAAAACATATTAATAAATTTGCGAAAATAGCTCTATATACCATAAGTTTTATATTATTCGTTTTGAGTATTGTTGCCTTTTGATTGATAATGAACATTAACTTGTTGATGAAAGACGCACACACAAGCTATTACTAATATTGTAAAGGAGGAACCATGAAACTATCGGACTACTTAAAGAGTATTGATAACTTAGATGAAAAAATGGAAAAGGCTGTAATTATAGCTGGGTATGAGAGAATGCTTGGAGAACACTACAGACTACCACAAGAACAGTTTGCTGACCTGATGAAATTACCTTTGCCAAAATTAAGAAGAGTTATTCATGAAATGAAAAAAGCAATAGATTAGAACTTTAATAGTGATAAAGTCTATATAGCTGTGAATCTCAACATTTATTAACATAGCTCTAAAGGTTCAAAAAGTAACCAAGGGGAATTTGGCCACCTTATAAAGGTTCTAGCAATTCGCTATAAGCGCAAACCTTTAGTATTATTTAGTGCTGGTAACGCAAAAGATGACACTACCAAACCAGTAAATCGCGCTCGAAGTCAGCAGTAACAAGGGCTGGCGGATATATTAAAACAGTAGAAAAGGATATGAAGTGAAAGTAAATAATAGCGAACAAAGAGGAATTAATAAAAAAGTAATTGCTAAAACTATAATTTTCTTATTTGGTTTATTAATACTTCTAATGATAAGGGTATTTTTAAAAATTAACTTGATGCCGTCAATGTTTATTTCATTGCTTTTTGTAGTAGTAGTATTGAAAAATCCTGAAAATAAATATATGAAAATAGGACGTATAGGTCTCATTGCCGTTTTATCGATACTCTCAATACTTTCTTTAGTGTTGCAATGAACAATAGACTATAGAAAGTCCTAAATTTTAGGAGCGCAAAATAAAAAAAACGCCAAGGCGCATGAATTTGTAAATCTATGTGTTTCCAGTCACTAAAAACTGGTGGGAGATGGAATGGAACTTTTATTGATAAAAATGATATTGAAGTTGAGACACGAACTTACAAGAGGCCATCACGGCTCTTAATATCATAAATCGTCAATAAATAAAATGACTTACCAAGTCAATTTAATGCTCACATTAGCAACTAATTTACAAGTGTAGTTGTAACTACGGTTGTTCAAATTGTTATGGGTGTACCTATAGGTACGCCTGTTTGTCAAGGTGTCATTTCAACGACAACATACAAGTGTACTTTCAGGTACGGTTGTTAATACCTCCGCTTTATATGGGTACACTTCAAAGTTACCCCTCAAAGTTGCCCCATACCCGGCATGATGTCGGGTTAGCTTTCTGCCACAAGTGGCAAAAACGAAAATTTCGTTATTGACCTGATGTCGTTAATATCTGCATTAGGTCATAAGGGAGTCGTGATTCGCGACTTGCTAAGGGAGTAACGATTCGTGACACCTTGCTAGTTTTACCTAGCCAAAATCTCACTATATTATACAGAAAGAAGTTATATGATTTTATGGAAGTAAAATATAAAAACAAATCAGTCGAAGTATGGGAAATTAGTAAAACAAATGAACAACCTGATTGGGTTAAGCAAGCGTTTAAAGAGAATTATCTTTCTTGGTATGATGATAGATTAAAAATCCTTTTAACCGGTATAAATCCAACAGCTAAAAGAAATATTAAATTGGGAATAATGAACGGTATTTTGAGCCTTGGACAAGGTTTTGGTGGTACTTATGCAATGGGAAATATAGGAGATGTTATCGATATTACCAATGGCACTGTGGTTTCAAATAGATACTTTAAAAAACATTATTATAGTAAATAAAATATTAACTCTATTATTGGTTTCACTTTTTTCGGAAACCAATAATAGGTTTTACTCCTTTTTCAGTAAAACTCTATAGGTCCACTCTGAAATAGCATATTTAGGAGACCATCAAAAATGAGGGGTACCTATCAACAAACCGCATAATACCAAATGTTTAAGTGGTCAAGAATAATGTAAAATAAAAAAGCCACTCCGAAGAGCAGCTTAACTATAGAAAGGTGATGAAATCCCACAATCATCACGACTATATTATAACACAAAAAAAGCGCCCCAGTTAGGAGAGGGACGCTTAGGATAAACTTATGAAAAAGTTTATGTTTGGAATAAATAGATTATACAACATATTCTCTAATTTGTAAATAAAAAAGCCACTCGAAAGAGTAGCTTAATACTTGAAAGTAATGACATCTCAAAATCATCATACTTTTATTCTACACCTTTTTGTATTCGGTCTCAAATTAATAAATAGCGACATGATTATTACACGTTTTATAAGTAATATTACCTAAGGTCGCATTTTACGACTTCAGCAATCAACTCAATTAAGACTATGAACTTTTCCTGTATCCTCAACTATCGGAAATTTAGGAAAGTTCATATCTGTTAGAATGCAAGGTATGAATACATTTTTTTATTCATATCATCCATGAGGGAGTATTTGAAACTTCCCAATATAATCAAAGTGGCTTATATCCACTATAAACTTAGAAAGACTTTACACCATGAAAAAAGACGACGTTATCAAACTATCAGACGGACAAACTGCCACAATTGTTACTGGCGATGAATCAACGAGTTTGAATAATTGCTATATTGTACGCCTAGAAAATGAAGATATAAGAGTAGTTGATAGAAAAACTCTAACGCTTGCGGAATCATTGAAATAATAGTCGTTTATAACAAATTCCCACTTTTTCCACTAATTCCATAAGTAAATTTTCCATGCTTTTTTACTTAACCCCAATACGTGCAAACCTGAACCACGTTAAAAGCTGAATGCCATTCTGTCAGTAGTTCTACCAAACAAAAGGTTCTGTTAAGCTGTTTTTAGCTTGTTTTCTATAACTATCATCTCTTATATCTTGTTACCCTTGATACCTTACTGTTACTCTTCTTTTAGAGAAAGGTAACAGCATAAACCCTTGATATATATAGCTTTATAATACTTTGTTACCGTTGATACCGTAAATAATACTATATCAGTTGATAATTTTATAACTCTATAAACTAATAAACCAGTTAGCTAATTAATCGTATAAGCTCTAATAAAAATATTTCTCAATCCTCGTACATGCCTTGCCTGACATTAGTACAAAATGGAAAGGAAGAAATAATATGAATATTAAAGAATATACAAAAAAAGACGGTACAAAAGTGTACCGCACAAACGTTTATTTAGGTGTAGATTCTCTCACTGGTAAGCAAGTACGGACAAGTGTAAGTGCCAATAGTAGAAAAATGTGTGAGATTAAATCACGCCAAGCTATAAATAATTTTATCAATAACGGGTCAACAATTGCAAGGGAAAAAGTAGTCTTTGATAACTTTGAGTCTTTGGCTTTGAGTTGGTTTGAAAGCTACAAGCTGACGGTTAAAGCTAATAGCATACGTTCAGTAAAAAATTATCTAAAAGTTTATATTTTACCAGCTATTGGGACATACGTTTTACCAAAAATAACGGCTATGTTATTACAAGGTATTGTTAATGATTGGTCTAAGAATGCTAATACTTCTGATATTATTAGTGGTAAACGTGAAAAGGGTAAAGGTAAAAACTATAAGATAATGCTCAATATCATCAAACGTATCCTTGATTATGGTGTGCAATTAGGAGCGATAAACGACAATCCAGCTACTAAAGTTTTTCCTCCTAAATTGAAGGTAAGAACTGTAAGTAAGATTAAGTATTTTGATGATAAAGAGCTGAAAATGTTCTTAGAATATCTTGAATCATTAGAGCCAAGTATAGAGAACCAGCTACATAATGCCTTATATCGTCTATTATTGGCTACTGGTTTACGTATTGGTGAGGCTTTGGCTTTGAATTGGTCTGATATAGACTTCTCCGAAAAACTTGTTAATGTAACAAAGACAACTTTACAGAGCAGAGAAGTACAAGATAGTCCCAAAACAAAAGGAAGTAATAGAATTATTTCGCTTGATAATGCCACTTTACAAATTTTAGCCAATTGGCGTAAATTCCAAAATAACCATAATAAAGTGATAGGTTTGTCTGATAGTGTGGTATTTTCTTATGACGGTCAAAGATTGATTTATGAGAGTGAGAGAGTGCGTCTTTCTTCTCACTTGGAATCAGCAAGGCTCCCAAATATCGGATTGCACGGTTTCCGTCATACTCACGCTAGTCTTTTGATGAACAACGATGTTAACCCTAAAGAGATACAAGAGCGGTTGGGACATTCTAAAATAACAACAACCTTAGATACATATAGCCACCTTGCCAAGGACAAGAAAAAAGAGACTGCCGAAAAGTTCAGCAGTATCTTAAAAGCATTATGA